GTAGTTCTATGGGTGGTGGCGGAGTTGGCAGTTCAGGCAGCGTAGGATCAGTACCAGTTCCCCAAGGTAGCGCATCTATTAGTACAAGCGCAGCAGGTTCTGCTCAGGACTTTGGTGGTGGTGCAGTTGTATTTGAGATTTCAGGTACTAACCTAATAGGTGTTTTAAATAGAGCAGGTGCTAAACTTACAAGATTCGGACCATAATGGCATATAACCTTAAATATTTTTTTACTTTTTACGCGGATAGAGATACTAGAATAGTTGATGGTACTCCGGATAATTATACCTGCAATATATCGCAGTTAGATTATGCAGGTAGCGTATTGGAAATTAACGCTCAACAAAATCCTATTCAGATTGATTATCAAAATACATCTAGCAATAAATTAGAGCCAATAATCGGATCGGAATGTACCTTAAATTTAATAGCATCTGAGGACTTTGAATTAGAGGATTTATATACCGAGAATGAACGTGAGTTTTTAGTAGAGATTTACAGAAATGGAATTTTGATCTGGTCAGGCTTTGTTATTCCAGATGGATGTCAGGAAGCCTTTACATTTGCTCCTTATGCAATATCCGTAAATGCAGTTGATGGTTTGGGTTTGCTAAAGAATTTAAGTTATGTTCAAAATAGCGGAGACTTTTATCTAGGTAAACAAAGTTTTATCGAAGTTATAAATGCTTGTCTAATCAGATTAAATTCTCCTAGCTTGATTTTAAATACTTGCGTAAATATTTATGATGTAACAATGACGGAGGGTGATTCATACGATCCGTTGGCGCAAGGTTTTGTTAATGCTGAGAGGTATTTAAAGGATGACCAGTTTACGCCAATGAACTGCGAGGAAGTTCTAAAGTCAATTTTAGAGGAATGGACTGCGGTGATGACACAAAGCGGTGGCCAATGGTATATTTATAGACCAACTGAATTAGCATTAACTGGTGATTTAGTCTTTAGATCATATTTAGATGGACAAAGACTTTATGATCAGCCTACTTTTACACCTGATCTAAATGCTACTTTGGGCGGAGAAAGCGAGGGTTTAGTTCTAGCACCTTATTTTCATATCAATACCGATCAAATGAAAATGATTGATAGGCCCTACAAAAATGCTTCAATGTCTTATAAATTCGGCGCAAGTTCTGCCAATCTTGATGAGGAACTTGCTAATCCTAATTTAGAAGGCGCTTTTCAAGGATGTGGCGGCGATCCGATTGGTCCTTGCGATGATGTGACTATTCCCGGATACAGTAAAACCGGCACAATGTACGCAGGTCTTTATCCAGGAGGCGGTGTAATATTTTACAACCAAGGCGATACCTCGCCTATCTTAACAGACTATTACGAAAATGATAATCTTATCCCAGTAAGTAGAACAGTAACTGCAACTGATAGATTACGTTTTACCATTGTTTATAAAAATCCAGATCCGTTGTTTGCGACCGACATGAACTTTGTTATTAGTTTAGATGATGGAGTAGACATTTGGTATCTTCAAGCAGATTTAACTTGGATGATTCCTTTGCCGGGATTAAGTTATTATCAAGTTCGTTCAGATATTGGTGATGGCGGTACGCTAACTGTTAATACTGCTCCAGTTCCAACAGGCGGTGATGTGACCTTTAGAATATTAGCACCTACCGGAACTATTCGTGATATTGTTTATACCAAGATTTCAGCTGGAATTTTTACAGATCCAAGCAGTCAAGTTGGGGAAATTCATACTGCAACACAAAGAGGTAAATTTACTTTTGTGCCTAAAACTATTGATGTATTCAATGGAGATAGTCCATCAAATGATTACTTAGGTGCTATATTTGGTCCTGATGAAACTACATTAACTACAAAGTGGAATAGAAGGGGATTAAGTGAATCTATACTAGCAGAGCCTTATGAAGTAGATAAACAATTTTTGAGGATAGCAGTTGAGGAAACTCAGCGTTTATATGCCGGGCCTTTTGTTAGATTTGAAGGCTCAATATTTGGATATTTTAATCCGGTGACTAGGTGGTCTATAAATTTAATTGATGGTTATTTTATGAATTTAAGTTTGAATTACGATTTGCAGCAGAATATTTGCAAGGCAGTTTTAGGTAGAATAACTAATGAGGAAATAGCCTTAGATTATACACTAGTGCCTGATTATGGTAAAACTACAAGAGTAACAGTAAAAGGAACAACATCATGACCGAGTTAATGCTTTACATAAATGATTTGCCAGTCGGATGCTTATTAAGCAATGGACTCAGTGAATCTATTAGTTTTATTAAGACTTGCAAGAGTACAGAAAATATGGGCCAAAAACAATTAGGCCGATTACATTCTTATTCAATTAGTTTTGAAGCGGTTTATGCAGTTTCGGGTTCAATTATAGGATGGAATGAATTAAAAGATTTTGGCCGCGCTAGAGAAATCGTGTCCTGGTCTATGGTAAATTTAGATACAAATGAAGGTGATGCAGGTCAGGGATTTTTAGATAACATAGAGATAAGTGGAAGTACCGAAGATTTTGTTAAATTTACAGGAGTAATTACAGGCTATGGTGCAATAGTAGATTCTGAAATTATTTACTATGTATGGGCACAAAATGTTGACGCATATGTAGATAATGGGAATGATAGATATGTATTTGTAAATTAAAAGATATGCCAGTTATAAATGGAGTTTATTTAAAGGATTTTACTGCATTACCTGGATCGGTTGCAGATGCTAATATTATACCAATTGCCATCTCAGGCGATAATATAGCTTATAGAACAACAGTAGCAGGAATTGTAACCGATGCTAGAGTTACTAGTAAGCTATTAACGGGATTATCAATAACAGGAAGTGCAATTCTTGCAACCGATACAATCTTACAAGCATTTGGCAAGGTACAGAATCAGTTAAACAATCGAGTTAGTTCAGTTGGGTTATCAATGCCAGCAGCTTTCAGCGTTTCAAATAGTCCAATAACAAGTTCAGGAACGATTGCAGTAACAGGTGCAGGTTTAGCATCGCAGTATATTAGAGGTGATGGACAGTTAGCTGACTTCCCAACAAGCGGAGGCGGCGGTGGTTCTTCAGTATCTTACTATCTAAATGGTTCAGTTGATCAGGGAACAATTGGTGGTAATGTTTACAAAGAAATGAATAAAGTTCCTGTATTTGGTGCAGGTACAGATTTTACTATTGGTGCTGATGGTTACATTGCTCAATTTATAACTGATGCAAATGACCCTAATGCCTTATTAATTCCTGCTGGTAATTGGAACTTTGAAAATTATTTTAGTGCATCATCAAGCGGTGGTACTCCTTCTTTTTATGTCGAATTGTATAAGTACAATGGAAGTACTTTTACGTTAATTGCGAGTAGTTCGGCAACGCCTGAGTTGATTGCTTTTGGCACAACTATAAATCCATATTTTTCATCTTTAGCAGTTCCAGAAACAGTTTTAGCGGCTACTGATAGACTTGCTGTTCGTGTTTACGTTAATGTTTCAGGTAGAACAATCACGTTACATACCGAGAATAGTCATTTGTGTCAAGTAATTACCACATTTACCACAGGAATACAAGCATTAAACGGATTAACAAAACAAACACAATACTTTGCAGTTGGCACAAGTGGTACTGACTTTAACATTTCAAGCGCAACAGATACTCATACGTTTAATTTACCTACTGCGAGTGCTACAAATAGAGGTGCATTAAGTTCAGCAGATTTTAGTTCATTTACTGCCAAACAGAACGCTATCACGCTAACTACAACAGGCTCAAGTGGTGCAGCTACTCTTATTGGTTCGACGTTAAACATTCCTAATTACGGAAGTGCATTAAGCGGTTATATTCCATATACAGGTGCTACTTCAAATGTTAATTTAGGAAATTTTGCATTAAATGCTCAATACATTGTTGCTACTGTAACCGCTGGAAGCAGTCAAGATGGTGTTCAAGGTTTTGCAAATAATGGTAGTGGAGTTCGTGGTGTTGCAAATAATGGTACTGGAGTAAAGGGAGAATCTACAAGTAGTGTTGCTGGTAACTTTGTAAGTGGTTGCGCTACCACTATTGGTACTTTAGAAGTTATGAATACAAGTACAGGATTTTTAGCTAATTTTTTTAGCTCTGGTTCTGTTTTAAGGGCATCAATTTCAAATACTGGTAACATCACAGGTAATTCATTTATTAAAACAGGAGGCACATCAGCACAGTTCTTAAAGGCAGATGGCTCGGTTGATTCGACTACTTACGGTACAGGCTCGGTAACTTCGGTCGCTGCTTTAACATTAGGAACTACTGGAACTGACTTATCAAGCACAGTAGCAAATGGCACTACAACGCCTATAATTACCTTAAATGTACCAGATGCGAGTGCAACTGCTCGAGGTGTAATTACCACAGGAACGCAAACTATTGCAGGATTTAAAACCTTTGTAAATACTATAAAATTAAACAATGGTACTTCTAATGCGTTTCTTTTTGAAAGTGGTACAACAGGTTTTTATACGACTTTAAAAGCAGCTGCTGGTCTTGGTGCAGATATAATAGTTACACTTCCATCTGTCACAGGAACATTAGCATTAACATCTGATTTATCAGCTTACCTACCATTATCAGGTGGTACGCTTACAGGAGCTTTATCAGGAACAAGTGCTACGTTTAGTGGAAAAGGTGCAATAGGTGGTTCTGCAATTAATACTATGACACCTTATTCACAATTAACCATTGGAAGCATAGGCGTTCAAAATAATGGATTAACTATTGCAAGTGGCTCAAATGGTGGCGGATACATTGAATTTGCAGATGGAACAACTGGCAATCAAGCATATCGAGGTTACATGTATTATAACCATGTTACAGATGCTATGACTTTTGCAACTTCTGCAACAGATAGAGTTTCAATTACATCAACTGGAGTATTAACTGGAACATCTGCATCATTTGTGGATTCAGTTGCGGGATACAATACTTTATTAGTTCGTAACACTTCTGCGGCAACAAATGCCGCTGCTTCAATTGATTTAGGTAATGATATACAAGCATTTAGAGGAGAACTTGTAATGAACTCATCAACTTATACTCCAAGTGGTATTTATCAACCTGATGGCTTGTTGCTTTATTCAGGAGGTGTAGGTGGTATTACTATTGCGTCTAATAATGCAAGTGGCAATATTAGAATGTATGCAGGGGGTAGTCTTGCTGCAACCATCACATCAGGTGGTAACCTACTAATAGGAACTACAACAGACGCAGGATATGGATTAGATGTTATTGGTGCGGGGAGGTTTAGTGCTTCATTAAGGTCAACTGGAGGAGATGTTAGGAGCATAGGTACAGGAAGCAATACTGCAGGGTCTGGAGCGTATTATCTTTTAGGAGATACAACCGGTACAAACTTTTTTATAAATCAATTAAACGCATCAAATGGGTTAGATTGGTATTATTATAACGGTTCTTATTCTGCATCTTTATTTAAGTTAGCATCCACAGGAGCAGCTACGTTTAGTAATTTAGCAGGAGCAGGAAGTAGAGCAGTAAACGCAGATGCAAGTGGTACTCTTTCAGCAGCTTCTGATTCAAGATTAAAGCAAGAGGTTTTAGATTATAAAGTTGAAGGACTTGCTGAAATATTAAAAATGCAACCAAGAGCGTACAAATGGTTATCTGATATTGAAAACAGAGGAGAAAATGCAGCTACTGAAATAGGTTTCTTTGCAAACGAAGTTGCTTCAATTATTCCAAGTGCCGCACCAATGGGAAATGATGGTTACTATGGATTTTATGATAGAGCAGTTATAGCCGCATTGGTAAATTCAGTAAAAGAATTAAACGCAAGAATCATACAATTAGAAAATTAATATGAAACAAATTCAACCTATCTCTATATGGGATAAAGGCACAGTCCAAGAAGCAACAGTATTAAATGCTTATGCTATTAATGACAATCTAAGTACATCAGCAACATTTTACTACACTCTTTTAAGTGAGAGTATGCAACAACTTGCTCAAGGTAATTTAACTATGTCAGGAGATGATTATGATGCGTGGGAAACTAATGACTACGCTTATGATTGGGTAGCAGGTCAACTTAATTTGACTATTGTTGGAGATTACGTTCCGCCAGTTGTTGAGGAAGAAGTAGAACAACCAGAAACTGATACACAAACACAACCCAATAATTAACTATATTTGACACAAAAACAACCCTATGAAAACTGAAAAAGAAGTACAAGCAGAAGTACAACCAGAAGTACAAAAGTTAAAAGTAGAATTGGCAGTCCAAGAGTGGGAGGCAGTATTGGCAGTAATTGAGCAGTCAACATCTCCGCACATTCAAGTTAAGGCAGTTGCTGCTGAATTAGTTAAACAATTACAACCTCAAATTAAAGATGACAAATAATAACGCTGATTTGGCGACCGTAGTAAGTTTATCAGGTGCAGTATTATCTATTGCCAACATACAACCAATAGTAACTTTAATAGCTTCTCTGGTCGCTATAATTAGTGGAGTATTTGCCATTAGGTATTATATTAAAGCAACTAACAAAATCAAATGAAAGCGGAAGAAATCGAATACATCGAGGCAGAGGTTAAAGTTAACCTAATGCCTGAAATTAAGAAAGCAGTTCCGGGCGTTTTATCTTGGGTCCTGCGAGTAGTTTTCCCAAAATTGGAACGCAAGATAATTGATTTCGTGATTTCAATGGTAGAGCATTTTCTCAATAAAAAAAAGTGAGAGAAATAAAGTACATCGTAATACATTGTACTGGCGCAATCGGAACTCAATCAACCGCATCAATAAAGAACTATTGGAAATCGGTAATGAAATGGAAGTCAGTTGGCTATCATTACCTGATTAGTATCAATGGTTCATTTGAGCAATTAGAAGCCATAGAACGCCCTACTAATGGCGTGGCAGGATATAATGCCAATGCAATCCATATCTGTTACAAGGGAGGCTTAAATGGCGTTGATACGAGAACTGAAGCGCAGAAACAAACGCTTGAAATGTTAGTCAAGCAAATGAAAGTTAAATTCCCTGATGCAGAGATTAAAGGGCATAGAGATTTTCCAAATGTTCAAAAAAGTTGTCCGAGTTTTGATGTAACAAATTGGTTAAAAACAATCAAACTATAAATCATGAAAAAAAGAATTTCAAAGCAAGGCACATTATCAATATCAGATATTGTAAGAGGTCTAATTATGGCGGTTTTAACTCCTGCAGTTTTAATTATTCAGCAATCTTTAGAAGCTGGTACATTGACTTTCAATTGGAAGCAGATAGCAATGGCATCTGTTGCAGGTGGATTCGCATATCTGGTCAAAAATTTCTTTGAGCCGAGCAAGGCTATTGAGCGGTTGTAATGACAAGTGCAGGTTTATTGCTTGTAATTGTTGGTTTTTTACTAATCATATACTATGCAGAAGCAAGAGATAGTTAGACCGTATTTGGAAAGGTTTCCAAATCATGCAGATCTAACCTTGGCAAAGAAAATCTACAAGGAAAATCCATTAGTTTGGAGGCAAATTGAATCGGTTAGATATATTGTTAGGGCATTAAGAGGTAAGCGAGAAAGCAACTACAAAGACAAAAGTATGTACAAAGCTAAAACCTACGATACAAACCCTTATAAGCTACCACAAAGCGAGGAGAAAGAAAGAATACCATTTACACTTCCTTTAGCTTGTAACAACATCTTACTTATCTCTGATCTGCACATCCCTTACCATTCTATTGATGCGATTACGGCGGCTTTAGACTATGGTAAAAAAGAAAACATAAACACAATCCTGATTAATGGAGATTTGATTGATTTCTACGGATGCAGTCGCTTTGAGAAGGATCCCAGAAAAAGGTCTATCAAGCACGAGTTTGATACTACCAAAGAGTTTCTAAGGATTTTAAGGGCAACTTTCCCTAATGCACAAATCTATTGGTTAAAAGGCAATCACGATGTCAGATACGAGCATTGGCTAATGGCTAAAGCACCTGAAGTGTTTGATGACCCTTACTACTTAATGGAAGAACGATTAAGGCTTAATGAAGAAAGAGTGCATCTAATTGATGATAAAACTATTGTTAGAGCGGGGAAGTTAAGCATACATCATGGGCATTTGTTTTTTAGAGGGTTTGGTGCGCCAGTAAACGCAGCAAGGGGTTTGTTTTTAAAAGTTAAGCAAAGCGCAATCGTAGGACATACACATCGCATAAGTGAACATTCTGAAACTACATTGTCTGGAGAATTAATCACTTGTTGGAGTACTGGGTGTTTAAGCGAATTATCTCCTGATTACAATCCCCATTCCAACAACTACTCACATGGCTTTGCTCACATACAAACTAAAACAGATGGCAACTACTCTGTTAAGAACTTTAGAATATTAAACGGAATAATTTTATAATTTTCGTATATTTAATAAAATGGCATACGTTTACAGACATATTCGATTAGATAAAAATGAACCTTTTTATATAGGCATTGCTTGTAATAAAAGAAATGATTATGTAAGAGCCTATGAAAAATCAAGACGGAGTGATTGGTGGAAAAAGATTGTTTTAAAAACGGATTATAGAGTCGAAATAATTATTGATGATGTAAGTCCTGATTTTGCAAAAGAAAAAGAAAAGGAATTTATTGAACTTTATGGCAGACGAGATTTAAAAACTGGAAGTTTAGTAAATATGACAAATGGCGGTGACGGAATGATTAATTTAATATTTACAAAACAACATCGTGAAAGATTAAGTATTTCAGCAAAGAAAAGAATTGTAACAGAAGAACAAAAGATTAAATTAAGGCAATCTCGAATTGGTAGAAAATTATCTCAGGAACATAAAGATAAAATTAGCCAATATATGAAAAGATATATTGCTACTGATTCTTTAAGGGCGTTTCGTAGCGATAGGATGCTAAAAAATAATCCGTCAAAAGGTAAATTAGGTGTAAATTCAAAAGGATTTAAAGGTTATATAGCAGCTTATAAAAACGGATTTTTGTATGGTATTTACGAAGGCGTTTATGATGCTGCAAGAAACTTAAATAACTCTCCGACAAACATAAATAGATGTATTACTGGGAAAGGTAAAACATCTAAGGGTTATACTTATAAAAGAATAGCCTCAAAGGATATGGCTTAATCAATGAATCCTTTGAGTAAAACCCGCATCCAGCAATTAATGCTTGAAAAACTGCGACTTGAAGCTGAACTCGAAAAGATAAAAAAAGAGTTAAGGCGATTGGTGCAGGGGAAGTGAGTTAGCCTTTTTCAGACATGGTTTCATAAATTTCTGTTAATTCATCTATCAGATGTTTGACTTCCATTTTTGACAAATGAACACTATACCAATAATCACATGCTTCAGTAACACTCAGTTGTTTTTTTTCTTTATCTAACTCAAAGCTAACAATATGTCTCTTTGATAACTTTGTAAGTATTTTCATTGTTTTTTAAGTTTGGTTAGTGGCTATGCGATATAAAGGTTCGGGTAGCTGCAAAATAATGCACAATAACTCGGAATTTAACCGAGTTATTGACTATTATTTGTCATAACTTTTGATGCGCTTAAAATTTAAACCCTTCACGTTTAAACAACTTGTCCAGTTCTTGTTCAATCAGTCTGGTCTGCGCCAGGCGTTTACTTTTGCTAATCGTTTTTAAAGCAGATCGCTTTTCTTCGGGTAGATACACCGGTATTGATTTTAGTTTTTCAGTCATGATTTTTTGATTTCTACAAATATATAAATTTTATCGAGATTAAAATAATTATAAAAAAAATATCAGAATAATTTTTTTATTTCAAAAATAGATTTATATTTGATCAGCAATTCAATGGAGGGTTGCTCAAAACTTGCAAATCATGGTCACTACATCAAAATCAATTACAACCTACTCAGTAAACGGTTACAAAATGAACGAAAACCCTAAAACATGGAACATGGAAAGAGGGCAATTTTTAACCAACTTTTCAGCAACGTCTATGTTGTACGATATAGATACTCAAGAAGATAGGGAATTTTTTGAGGGCGAGATTTCAAAGCAATTAAATTGTGATTGGTTTGAACTGATTAGTTTTTCTATCAACTAACATTCCAGTTCCAGCAAGTCTGGAATTTGCCGCCTCGCTTGATCAGTCAAGCGGGGATTTGGCAGTACCGGGATGTTCCGGATTAAAACTTGCATTATGGA